TAAAAAACATTTTAGCGAAGCTGGTAAAAAAGGTGCTGAAAAAAGATGGGGAAAATAATGGAAAAAGAACAACTACAAATAACAACTAAACTACTAGAAAGTGAAGCTCAGAGACTTGCTAAGCTCGGACTGCCTCGTTATGAGGTTATACTAAAACTAACTAAGCAATACGGCTCTGCACCAGTCAGCGAGTGGTTAGAGCTAGATGCACTAACAAGAACAGATGCTAATCAAACTGCCAACAATTGAGATCAATTGGGGAGAACCACTATTCAGAAAGTTTGAGTTCTGGCTAAATAAAAGAGAGTGGTTTTTGAGAATTAATAAATTAGTAATAAGGGTGAGATGATTAAATACATTGACCTCTTTGCAGGTGTTGGGGGATTTCACTATGGAATTGATAAGGCTTGGGAACATTTACAAGTCAGGCGGTCAAGCGGGAATAATTTATCACTCAATGGGAATAAGTCCAACAATAGCCTTCGGCAAACGAGGCGGGATAGCCAATATGCCACTTGTGTATATTCCAACGAATACGACAAATACGCCAACAGCGTCTACAAAAAACACTACGAAAGGTGCGATGACAGAGATATCAGAACAGTTAAAACTAGTGAAATACCAGACCACGACTTGCTTGTCGGGGGATTTCCTTGCCAGGCTTTCAGCGTGGCTGGAAAAAGGAGAGGATTTGAAGATACTAGAGGAACTCTATTCTTTGAAATTGCTAGGATCGCCAAACAAAAGCAACCACGCCTTTTACTGCTTGAGAATGTCAAAGGACTATTATCACACGACTCAGGCAACACATTTAAAACCATCCTCAGGTCGCTTGATGAATTGGGGTATGACTGCCAATGGCAAGTGCTTAACAGCAAAGATTTCTCAGTGCCACAAAACAGAGAGAGAGTGTTCATTATCGGACATCTTAGAGGCACACCCAGACCCGAAGTATTTCCTATCACCGTCAACGACAGCGAAACTACTCAACGACGTATTACAGCGGCAGGAATCAACAATCCTTCACGAGGCTATGAAATCAGGAAAGACGGACTCGCAAGTAGCTTAAGAGCTACAGAGATGGGCAGTAAAAACTTCATAGCAGATATAAGGCAACTCAATCAGCCTACCCACTCAAACGATAGGGTATACGGAGATGACGGACTTAGTACAACTATTGCAAGTCAAGCGGGCGGTCAAGGTGCTAAAACAGAACTTTATGCTATACCAGTCTTAACTCCAAACAGAGAGAAAAGACAAGAAGGCAGACGATTTAAAACTAACGGAGAACCTAGCTTTACACTAACAGGACAAGATATACACGGAGTAGCAGTTCAAGAAGGTAAATTAAAAAGTAGAAAAATTAGTAATTGTTTAGATGCTAATTACTATAAAGGATTAGATAATCATCAAGCTAGAACTGGCGTATTAGAAAATCTAAAAATCAGACGCTTAACTCCAGTAGAATGCGAAAGACTTCAAGGATTTCCTGATAACTGGACTAAGTACGGACAAGATAATAAAGAAATGTCTGATACACAGCGATATAAACAAATGGGTAATGCGGTTACGACCAATGTTGTAACAGCTATTATTAGTAAGTTAATAGAATGAAACAAACCATAATTAAAATCTGGCAAGTAGAAGTAAACGGATCTAAGGCTATTTGCAAACAAACAGCACTAGATTACTCAAACAAGTACCCACCCGATGAGGTAATTATAGATGACGGAGAAACTAAAAGAGGGTTAGAGTTTGGCAAGTTTATTAGCGGTATTTATAAATCATTGGAGGGAGTGAAATGAAAGTAAAATTAAATACAATTTATAAAAGTGGTGATGGTCAATATTTTAAGTGTATAGATAAAGATGGAGAATTATGTTTGCAAAATCCAAGTTACCCATTTGTGTTTTTGCCAAAAGTTTTAGAACCATTAGAAGAAATAGGAGATGTTGAAAAATATGAACATTTGATTGAAAAAGTTGATAATCAGTTTTTTGAGGGAGATACATTAACTGTTGAAGTTACTGAAAATGGACTAGAAGTAAAGGAATAAATCATGAACCAAAACAAGCAAGATGTAGAACAGAGGTTAAAAAGTCTTGAAAAAGTAACAACAGAACTTGCTAATAATTTAGAAATAGCTCATGGAGTTAGAACCTGCAAAGTCTGTGGTCATACACCAGAGGTAATGTATAAAGAGGTTGAGAAGTTAGTTCTTAAAACAAGACAAGAGGCTGTTGAAGAGGGAAGAAAAAAAGAACAAACTTTATTATTAAATAAATTATCAGCTTATTGTGGCAATCTTTCAAAAGATGCAGACAAAATGAGTGGAACAGATATTTTAGTATTGATTGAGTTTCAACTTGAAAGAATGGCTAGAAAGTATTTTGGGGAACTTAAAGCACTCTCATTAAAGAAAAAGGAAGAATGAAAAAAATAATTTGTAAGCTGTTTGGTCATAAAAGAGGAAAAACTCAAAGCAGAACACCTTATATTTATTATAACCAAAGAAGTAAATATACAAGGTGGTTTATAGAATGTTCTAGATGTGGATATAAAACCAGTTATGAAAACAATACTGGCTCACATGCAAGATTGGTTGGACAGGAAATATATTTAGGATTTACTGGAGAATAAACTCTTAACTAACAAGGTAAACAAATATGAAAGATAAAACAATAAGTGAAGAAGAAGCACTGGATAGTTTTGAATGTAGTAATTGCAAAGAACCACTGGTTGATGAATGGGGATATTGTCCTATTTGTGGATATGCAGTAGATGTTGAAATCAAAGATGATATTTCTTTCACTAAAAAAATTAGAAATATAAAAGTTGTAAGAAAAAAACAGCAAGATGGAATTAGCCAACTAATTAAACAAAGGGGATCGTGAACATACTCAAACTACTCAAAAAATGGTTCACAATAAAAGAAATATATCGTTGTGATTACTGTGACTTCAAAACTTATAGTAAACGAGGCCTTGCGATACATGAGGGGAAGAAGCATTGCTGGAGGGTGGAATAATTACTAAAATGAAAGGTACTATCTTAATTGAACTACTAATTATTACAGCCTGTGTACTTATTCTTATTCTTACGATTATTAGATATCTCTAGCACCTACTTCTTAATTGAAAACGGTGAACTTAATCCTGTTGCCGGCTATTTAATTAAGCAGGGTTGGGGCTACTATATACTTTTTCAAGTTATAGCGAGTATAATAATAATTAAGCTAGCAAATAGATACAGATTGTGGCTACCTATCAATCTATTGTCGTTTGTGGTAGTATTAAGTAATATAATGGGTTATCTGTTATTTTTAGTTTATGCTTATCGCTGAATCAGTAACTTCAAGACGACCAATTTACAAAGATACTGCAATGAATGGTCATTTTGGGAGAGGATTAATATGGGAAAGGTGAAATCTATTATTGCAAAAGATGCGGAAATTGTGCAACAGTTCAAACCTACTCCTCACATGCAGATTTGGCTTGATACAGCAATAGAACTTCAATCAGATAGTCCGACAGAAATAAGTGCGGTCGCCGAACAGAGAAGAGAAAACTGGTATGACTGGTTAAAAGTACCAGGCTTTGAAGATTGGTATTATGAAAACTACAAGAAGGAAAGAAGACGCTGGCTACCAACTTTAGATAGAATGGGAATGGAAGAATCGGGGAAGGGTAAATATGATTTTTGGAAAGATATGAGAAAAGCAGCTGGTGAGACAGAAGAACGACCAGATACCAACATAAATATCATTAATGCCATTCAACTCCAGCAAAAGAAATACGACATATAAGCCCGGCTATAAACACTTTATTGAAGAAAACCTCTCAATAGTTGATAAGAATGGTGTACTTGTTCCCTTTAAGTTAAATGAGATACAAAACTCTTATCTTAAACGAGCTACTAACAGAGATATTATCTTGAAGGCAAGACAACAAGGATTTTCTTCGCTTATTCTGGCACTATTCACCGTAGATTTTATATTAAAACCAAACGCAAGAAATGTAATCGTGGCAGATATTAGTGATAATGCGATGGAGTTACTAGATAGAGTTAAATTGTATCTAGAAACCTATGAGGAAAGTACAGGTATTCCAGTTAAGCTAAAATACAACAGTAAGTATGAACTTTACAATGAGATTATGAAGTCACGCTACACTATCGGTACAGCAGATAAAGCCGATTTTGGTAGGTCTAAGACGATTACAAACTTACACTTTTCTGAATTTGCATTTTACAGAGACCCAGAGAGCTTATTGGGTGGCGCTATGCAGGCTGTTGTTCCTGATGGCAGAGTAGTAATAGAGACTACCGCTAATGGATTTAACTATTTTAAGGATTACTGGTCTAAAACTGATGAGACAGGTTTTAATCCACTATTCTTTAAGGCAAGTGATTTTTATGATGAGGAGTTTTTACAACAAAAAAGAAATGAATTAGGTAGACTTTATCAGCAAGAATACCCGGATACACCAATGGAGGCTTTTGTTACCAGCGGGGATAGTTACTTTGACAAAGAGTCTTTAAGTCAATATCTGAAAGAAACTGAAAATGTTGAAGAAATATAGAAACTTAGATCAAGGCGAGTTCGTTGTAGTGGGAGTAGACACCGCAGCAGGTGGCAGTGACTATTGTGCTGCTCAGTTTATCTCTAAAACTCATTTAGATGTACCGATTGTTTATCACGAGCATACTTTAGCAAGTGAAATGACACCAGTCTTACAGGGAGAATTAGAAAGGATTTACGACATTACACAAGTACAACCAGTAGTGGCTTATGAAAGAAACAACGGAGGAGTATTTGAGTTAGAAAGACTCGCGCTGTTGAATAGGTTGGGTAAGTATAAGATATTCTCAATGCCACAGTATGGAGGAGTACATAACCAGCAACCAAGCAAAATTGGGTGGGATACCAACACTGCCACTAGACCTAAGATGTTATCTGACTTAAAGGAATGTATCGATGGGCATTTAATTAAGTTATACGACAAGAAAACAATAGAGGAGATGTTTTCATTTATTGTGGTACAAACTACCACCACTTGGAAGGCACAAGCTGAACAAGGATCTAAGGATGATTTGGTTATGTCACTGGCTATAGCGTGGCAATTATATCAATCACAAGAACCAACCCAGACTAATTATCAAGCACCCGTCAATGACGTAGGCAAAAGACAATGGAAGATAGGAAAGTAAACGAAGAACACTATCTACAGATAATACAGGTATTAGATCCTGATCTGTATTTAATTAAGATGGCACTGGAAGAAACAGGAGTTAATGCCTCAATCTTACCAAGAATAATTAGGGTGTTGGGTAATATGAACATCGGAACGGGTTTTGGTGAGATTACTATCTTGATGAGAGAGAGAACAGTCACCCAGATTAAAGCCAACGAGTCAGACATATTAAATATGAAAGTTGACAATCAGTCTTAAAGTAGTTATTATTAGCTCAATCCGTCTTTCATAGGAAAACTAGAGAGACCTCACTATTCGCCTCATTTAGAGGGTACATAGGAGGTCTTTTTTATTATGTCAAAACTTACAGAAGTACCAGCAAGAGGTACAAAACAAGAGAGAGAACTTTTCACCAAGGTAATTCGCCATTATGAAATGGCAAAACAAGATTTAGAACAGCGCATCCCTGACTGGAACACCAAGGATGAACTGTTCAGGTCTCATATTGACGAAGACAACCACCCCTACAACAGCGTTGTTTTTGATCCTCGCATATTCACAGCTATTTTTGAAAAGACTTCGAGGTTATTTGCTAACAAACCCCGGGGACGTATGGTTCCTCGTGAGGGTGGTGATACTTTAGGGGCTAGAATAAACAACGAACTATTATCTTATCAATGGGATGAGAACGAAAGAGTAGATAATCAGCCAATGCTGGCTAAGTGGGCAATGATGGATCAGAACACCAGAAAGTATGGTGCTTCATTTGGGCTGTGCAAGTGGAGATATGAGAGAAAACTACAAAGGACCAAGGATAAAAAGGGTAAAGATGAGGTAAAGAGTATGGTTAGTTTTGATGGTCCTGACTTTAAGCCACTGGTAAACAGAGATGTGCTGGCTAATCCTTCATACTCAACAATTAAAGGCTGGTTTGCTTATAGAGAATATGTGACTTTAGAAGAATTAAAGAATATCAACGATGCCGCAAGAAGTAAAGCAATTTATAAGAACCTAGACATTCTAAGAGATTCACTAGCCAAAGAAGGCGAGGGTGGCGGTGATACTAGGGAAACTAACTGGTCTAGCAAGAACAAGGAAGTCAAAGGTTTAGAAGACTATTTAGGCAAAGATGAGTTTAATAAAACAGTTGAGGTTGTTACTGAATACACTCCTGAAAGGTGGACAACTTATGCACCCAAGCATGGGGTAATTTTAAGAGATATACCCAATCCATATGATCACGGTCAAATCCCTGTCGTGATGCTTAGATACTTCCAAGTAGATGATGATCTATATGGACTATCAGAAATTGAACCAGTACAGACTCTGCAAAAAGCAGTTAACGCCTTAGTTAATCAATACCTAGACTCTGTTAATATGTCGCTCTATACGCCACTTAAGATCAGGGCTAATGCAGTCCAGATGCACACCCTAGAGTTTGGACCAGGTGCTAAGTGGATAATGAACGACCCAACAGATGTCATGCCTCACGAAACATCAGGCAAGGGTGTAACAGAGTTTGCTTCAACTTACAGATTTATGATTGGGGCGATGCAAGAGGCTTTGGGTGAGACAAGTGCTTCAACCTCTAACCTAGATCCTGGCGCTGCTGATAAAACCGCCACTGAGATTATGGATTTGTCTAAACAGAGAAACGCCAGAGATAACTATAACCAGATATTCTTGTCAGAGGCATTGAAGAAACAAATGATGTTGTGGTTCACCATGAACAAACAGTTTCTATTCTCTGGTGATGATGAACAACAAAAAGTTATTAGAATTGTAGGTAAAGACGCTATTAAATACTTCCAGCAACGCGCTTTAGATGGCATGGAGTTAACAGACGAGGCAATAGCTGTACTGACCGCAGAAGGACAGCCTGAGAGTGTACAAATGGAAATGGCTAGTTTATTAGCAGAAGGCAAAATTAACCCACAAGATTATCTAACACCAGCTAACCCGGTTGATGTAGATGGAGAGACAATGCCCAAGTTTTCACTTGAGCCAGGTAATGAGATGGGTTATTTAATTTTAGAGAAGGAAGATTTAAGCGGACAATATGACTACATACCAGATGTAGAGTCAATGTCTATTCCTGACTCCACTCAGCTAGTGGCAGCAGCTAAACAGATGATTGATCTAAACACAAAGCCAGAAACAGTCCAGTTACTAGCTCAGCAGGGTTATACATTCAACTTAAAAGAAGCAATGGAAGACTTCTTTGAACAGTTGGGACATAAAGACACAGAAAAGTATTTTACTAAATTACAAGCACAAAATGAAACTTTCGCAAGCGGACAAGCAAGTCCTCAGGCAGGCAACGGCAATCAAGGAATTGGCGGAGCACCCGGGTTACAAGGAGTACCTCAAGCCACTCCTGGAAACCAAGCTCAACCAGTCGTTTCCTGATCCTAGCCAGTTTGAGGATGAAAAGAAATTTACTTATGCAGCTTTAACTGCAAGTGTATTTAAGAAAGTTATTGTAGAACTGATGATGTACTTTGAGGCTAACGAACAAGCATATAAAGATTTACAAACTAAAAAGTTCAAAAAACACAATGCCTTTGAAATAGGCAAATAAGGAGACATTATGACAATCCGTTTAGTAAACAAACAACAAGAGGGCAAAGATTATACTGAGGCACAGGCAGTAACTGACAGTGAGGGTTACACTTGGAACTTCGGTCCCAACCAGACCAGAGTTCTACCAGATGATGCCAATAGGACTACACTAGCTTCGAATGCTACGGTTAAGTTTGGGACTGACACTCAGCAAGAAGAAGCACCAGCAGTGGTGGCTGATGTTGATGATGTAGTGGGTAGAAGTTAAAAGATGTCAAAAACAAAGCTAGATGCTCTTCCAAGTAGTGACGATGAATACTGGAAAGATGCGGAAGTTATTAAAATTAAGTTAGAAGATACGCCCTCTTGTGATCACTACTTCAAAAGAGTATCCGGGACACAAGCTGAGTGTAGAAAATGTAGAATAGGATATTTTTTGACACCTGAGTTTGAGATTAAGAAAGGGCATATATACACTGGTGAGGAGTTAGTTATTTGAGATAAGAGACAACTTTTATCTCAGGTAATTAACCTGATGTCCAAGCTATGCGTGCTTGTAAAAAAGCGACAAATTAAACAAAGGTGTGGTTATGACAGACCAAAATGAGGCAACACAAGAAGCTGAGACAGTAACTCAGCAAGAGGCAATGCCTACCTCAGATCAAAAAACTTCTGAAACAGAAGAAACTACAAAGGTCGCCGAGAGGGAAACCGAAGTAGCAGAAACTGGAGATGAATTACCAAGTGAAGCTAAAGAGAGAACTCGCGAGCAGTTTGAGAAGTTAAAATCTCAACTTGCCCAGGAGAGGGAGCGCCGGACTAGACTTGAAAGAGTCTTCTCCAAGCCACAGCCTCAGGCTGCACAGTCACGCGTGCCAGAATGGTACGATCCTGACTCACAGACTGTTGATGTTTACAAATTGCAGAATAGGGAACAGATCTTACAGCAAAAGATTGGTCAGTTAGAGACTCAGTTGACTGGAATTACTCGAAAAGAAGAAGAATCACAGGAAAAAGAAGCATACACTGCTTATCCTGAACTTAATCCCAAGTCGGGCAAAGACTTCGACGAAAGATTCCAGAAACAACTTATCTCTTATATGGCTACTGAATTTGCTGAAGGAAAAAATCCAACTATGAAGCAAGCAGCCGACGACATCGTGGCTTTAGCCGAAAGGCGAGCTAAAAAGGCTGAAAAGGAAGGTGCTACCAAGGCTTTAGAATCACTATCACCAAAGGAACAAGCTGCTCTGGAGGCGACAGGACGTTCGGATAGACGTTTACCGCAAGAGGACTTAGAATCCATCAGGGCAAAAACACGCCAGGGTGGACGTTCAGGGACTGAGGCGATAATGAAGCGACTATCCAAAATACGTTCCGTCTAAACTTGGAACATATTAGGAAAGGAGTATAAAATATGGCATACGGATTATTGACTCAAACTGGAACCAAAGAAACAGATGAAGCGATGAGAGAGGACTTGATTGATATCATAACAGATGTCAGTCCTGATGAGAACCCTTTATCAACCATGTTGGGAAGGACGACCGCAAGTCAACCTTTACATCAATGGTTGGAGGATTACATCTCACGTCCTACGTCAGTTGCTGGATCTGTTGAAGGTGCTGCTGCTACGTACGAAGATCTCACCCAGCCTACACGGAGAACCAACTGGACACATATCGTGTCTCAGACGTTCCGTGTATCTGGTACTGAAATTGCTACTGAGCACACAGGTATGGGAAGTTCTTTTGACTACCAAGCCTCCAAGGCTTTAGTTAACTGGAAGAACAAGCAGGAGTTCGCAATCATAAGAGGTGCGATGGCTTCTGGTTCATCTGGTGTTGCTAGACAAATGGCTGGTCTTGATAGTGTGATTACTTCTCACTACACCGCTAGAAACTCTGGTTCATCTTTATCTGAAACTGAATTCAACGAAATGGTTGGTGAAGTCTGGGCTGATGTTGGTCAATCTGATGTTTTCGACTTGGTACTTGTACCATTCGGTCTTAAACAGAAGATTTCACAATTCACAGCTGGAAGCACCAAATTCACTTATGCTGAGGACAAGCGTCTAACTAGACCTGTCGCAGTATATGAATCAGATGGGGGTGTTCACAGAGTCATGGCTCACAAAGATGTACGGTCTGCTGCTGCTACACCTGGTCCGACATTCATCGGTATCAAGGAAGACAAGTACAGACTAGCTTATCTGAGGAACCCAAAGAGAGAAGAACTAGGCAAGGATGGTGACCGTAGAAATGGTCAGATCGTTGGCGAGGTTACTTTGGAGTACTTAGCTGAGAGAACATCAGTGAGGCGTCATGGCTACGCAACTGGTGGTTAAAAATGGTTAATTAAAATAACCTATGCCTTGGGCGGAGGCTTGAGTGGAAATGTTATATAATATATAATAAATACCACACCGCCCAATTTATATGCAACAGCTACATCCAGACGAATTAAAATGGACCTCATCAAGGGTCTTTGGTGCAGCTGACAAGTTGATTAAATTGAAGAAAGATAAAGACCCCTGGGAAGTATTTGAGTACATTGTCAAGATTTGGATGTCAACCAATCCCTCAGAGTATGAGTCATTTTTAGTTGATTTATCCGATACCAAAGAAACTCGTAAAGTGACAAATATTGGTAACAAACAATTCAGGGGTGTTTCGGTTGATAAAGAAACAGGTGGCACACTTCGCTATCTGATTGATATTCCCACTAAAGTAGTTTACATGATCAAAAGGCTTTATCCAGAGATGAACATGGATAAGCAATTTTATACCAAGTGGGCGGAGAAATTCCCCAAAATGACCATAGAAAGCGTCGTATGATAGCACTTCATTTAATTACATCTGGATCAGAGAAGATATCTGATCTTAATAGATGTTTGGACTCTGTTGAAGGTCAGGTGGATAAAACATTCATTCTGGTTACTACCAAAGCCAGCAAGGAGTTTATTAGTGAGTTAGAGAAGCGTGCAGTAGTAGAATACAGCCCGCGTAAGTTTTTTCACACCATTACCAAGAAAGAAGTTAAGTTCATCAAAGGTCTGGGTTTAACTCCTCATATTAAAGAGGGGGATAAGATATTCGAGTTTGATAAGGCTAGAAATACAGCTATGGCAATGGTTCCTAAAGATTATGGGTGGTTGTTGTGGTTAGACGCTGACGATATTTTAAGAGGCAACAAATTGAGAGAGATAGTCAGAGAAGCCGAGGATACCAAGTTAGACAGTGTGTTTTTCAATTATATATACCAGGCAGAGATTAAAGATGGCAAGATTAAGAGCATCGCTATTGAACACTTAAGAGAGAGACTGATCAGAAATAACGGTGTTTATGAGTGGGTAGCACCAATTCACGAAACACTTATAGAGAAGCGACCAACGAGGAAGAAAGATGATGACAGGTGTGATGTCTTACACTTATCCTCAAGGGAAAGATCATTGAAAGCAGTTGATCGCAATATAAAAGCACTTGAATATCTAGTTGTGTTTAAGGAAGGCAAAGATCCCCGACCCATCTATTATCTGGGCAAGGCATACTATGATTTGTTCTTAGAAGGTAAGGGCGAACATTATATTGATGAGGCAAAGAAATTATTTGAACTGTATTTAGATGGTGAACACAAGTCCGGCTGGGCTGAGGAAAGATCTCAGTGTTTCGAATACCTAGTCGAGATTTATCGATCTAAGGGGCAATTAAATAATGCGATTAAGTGTGCTCATCACGCCATGATTGAGGATGAGAGGTTTCCTTCAATTTATATCAATCTAGCGCTTTGTTACATAGTCAAAAAGGAATGGAGCAGGGCTCTGTGGTGGATTAAACAGGCTTTGAAAATGCCACAACCTCAAACAACTCTAGTGTCAACCCCCAAGGACTTAATGTCTCGCTCCTTTGAGGTTATTTATCACGCTTGTCTTAATCTTTCAAAATTAGATGAAGCATTTGCTGCCAGTGTTAAGTTATGTGAAATATATCCTGAGAGCAAAGAGATGAAAGAAAGATACGAATTCTTGTCAAAGTTAAAAGAGCAGCGAGATGTAACTAGGATATTTATTCAACTGTCGAGGTATTTAGAGCAAACAGGACAGAAGGATAAACTAAAACCCCTTTTATTATCAGCTCCAGATATTATCAAAAACAATCCATTTATCAGCGAGTTATCCTTAAAGGTTAACCCACCCAAGAAGTGGAATGACAAGTCGATTGTTATATACTGCGGGCAGTCGTTCGGTCCTTGGTCGCCTCGTATTATGAATGAAGGGGGTGGATTTGTAGGAGGAAGTGAAGAGGCAGTTATTTACCTGTCAAGAGAATTAGTTAAACAAGGCTGGGAGGTTACAGTTTATGCTGATCCGGCTGATGATGAGGGGACACATGACGGGGTAACTTACTTACCCTACTATAAGTTTAATACTAAGGACAAGTTTAACATTCTAGTATCATGGCGAAGACCTGATTTGGTGGATCAAGACTTGAATACTAAGAAAACATACATCTGGTGTCATGATATACAGAGTCAGTTAGACTATCCACCCGAGAGACTTAGCAAAATAACTAAGATTATAGTTTTGAGCAACTGGCACAGACAAAACCTACCAGATATTCCAGATGATAAGATAATGTTATCAGGTAATGGGATAGAAGTATGAGAAACAAACATTGGGCGATATATACTTCCAGCTACGACTTCATAAGTCGTGGTATAATAACGACATTATGCCAATTAAAATCGAGTGTCGTGAATGTGGTAAAAAAATGTTTCTTCCAGCAAGTAGATTTAAAAGAACCCCAAAGCCATTTTGTTCTCTCGAGTGTAAGGGATTATGGCAAGGGCGTAATGTTATCGGATTTTGGAAGGGAAAGAAAATACCTTATTTCAGAAGACCAAATAGAGATGTTTCAGGGAGTAAAAATCCAAGGTGGAAAGGTGGTGAAAGAACAGACAAGGATGGCTATGTGTTAGTTTTAAGAAAAGACCATCCATATAGAGATTATCATGGATATGTAAGAAAACACAGATTGATAATAGAAAATAAAATAAAAAGATATTTGAAACCAGAGGAAGTAGTACATCATATGGACGGCAACAAACAAAATAATAATATAGAAAACTTAAAATTATATGAAAATGGGTCAGAACATCAAAAAGAACACTACTCAAATGGAGACTCAACGCATCTTAAAAACTACACACCGTCATAAGCATTGGGTTTTGTATCAATCTTCCTACGATAGAGGCTTGGAACACTTGCTCAAGGTTTGGGCTGATGTTAAGAAGGCAGTACCCGATGCAGAGCTTCATATTTTTTATGGATGGGAATTATTCGAGAAGTTTTATCGCAACAATCCAGCCTCAATGGCTTGGAAGGATAAGATGGACAAGTTAATGCAACAGGACGGGGTAACAGATCACGGCAGAGTACCACAGAATGAGTTGAAAAAGTGGACAGAAAAGTGTGGTGTATGGGCGTATCCTACTCATTTTGGGGAAATTTCGTGTTGTTCGGGGGATACTCCAATACTTATGCCAAGAGACCATAAAAAATATCCATACGGAGTACCAATTAAAGAACTTGAGGGAAAGAGTGGATTTTATGTTTATGCCTATGACCACGATACTGATAAAATAGTTTTGGGCAAGGTTAAATGGGTTAAGATCACAAGGAAGAACGCTGAATTATTAAGAGTAACTTTAGACGATGGGACTGTGTTGAGATTCACACCAGATCATAAGTTTTTGTTAAGAAACGGTAAATATAAAGAGGCTAAAGACTTGCAAATAGGCGAAAGTTTAATGCCTTGCTATGAAAAACCAACTTTCGCCATAAAACAGACAGACGGTACTTGGCCTGAAGAACATAGGATGATTGCTCAATCTTTATGGGGAGATGAAATGAAGGGAAAAGTAGTAGATCACAAGAATGGCAATAGGTATGACAACACCCCAGATAATTTACAACTGTTAACGCCATCAGAACACACTAGAAAGATTGCTACAAAGGAAAGAGTACAAACTGATATATCAAAAAAAAGAATGAGCGAAGCACAAAAGAAACTTGCCAAAACTCCAGAAAGAATTGCTTGGAACAGTGTCAATGGGACTAATAGAGCAAATAAATTTTGGGATATCTTTAGATCTTGGCCAACAGATAAGCAAAAAGAGTGGACAAAAAATAGAGCAGAAAAGAGAAACCACAGTGTCATTAATATCTGTAAAGATATGGTTAGAGAAGATGTTTATGATATGGAAGTTGAAAAATACCACACATTTTGTGCTGGTGGGGTGTTTGTTCACAACTGTATTAGTGCGATGAAAGCTCAAGCATGGGGCGCAATGCCTGTTGTCATTAACTATGCAGCTCTTAGAGATACAGTCAGGTGGGGGATTACGGTAGAAGGCGATATATACGATCCAGAAGTTAGAGAGAATTATAAAAATGCTCTAATAGAAGGCTTAACGAGTGAGAGCCAAGATGGAATGAGATCAGCGATGATGGCGTGGGCTAGAGACAAGTTTAACTGGTCAAGAATATCAGCTAGTTGGTCAAAGGAATTCAAATGCTAGAAACATATAAAAAGAACTGTCCTGTTTGTGGAGAGGAGTTTACCTATATCGATATGAAGAATCCACCGGCTACTTGTTATAAAGTAATGTGCCGGACTAACTGGAACGCATATCAAAATAGAATGACCGCAGAAGGTGATAAACCGGACTTAAAGGAGATGGGAGTATGGCAACCGTCCAAAGACTACAAGAAGTCGGAAAAATAACAGGTAAGAAGATAGACATGGCACGAGTAATGCCATTTATCCAGACCGTAGGGGCTGGTAGTTGGGCTGATATTGTCCAAGGACACGCCAATTACTACAAATACCTTCCGCTTGTAATAGAAAAGTTCAAACCCAAACAAGTAATTGAGCTTGGCAGTGCTGCTGGAACAAGCGCGCTAATGATGCTTTCACATCTACCTCGAGAGAGTAAGTTATACGCCTTAAGTATTCCTGAGCCAGAGGGTGAATTTCGCTTTATTCAACAGCATTATGACAATCTTATCCTCATCAGGGGAGACAGCTTAGATTTAGCCAACTGGGGCGAGCTAGACCTATCAAAAACGGGGTTTTGGTTCTTCGATACTGAACACAACTATGCTCAGATCAAAGCAGAGTACGAATTATACAAACCCTACTTCAAAGATTGCTTGGTTTTCGTGGACGATGTGAACCTAAATGATGGAATGAAACAGTTTTGGCGAGAGGTAGAGTTTGACAAATTAGAACTACCAGAATGGCACACATATAAAGGAACAAGTTTTGGAGTATTTGCCGTATGATTTATGTTTCACGACTACACGGCTCAAGGGTTTGGTGTTAAACAAGCCGTTGATGAACTAAAGGACAAATACTTTATTAGTTATGAAATGGCATCAGGATTCTTCAAAGGAGTAACTAAATGATTAATTTTTTGTGGGAGTGGGACAGAGCCAAGGAGATATACCCAAACTGGAGAGACGGTTTAAGGGCTGCTACTGAAATTATTATCAAGAAAACTGATGCGGTGTGGAAGCTAAATGAACTACCAGATGAGGATGCAGACTGGATTATTACTTGGTGTGATTCTAACTCACAATTCTCAAGGAATGTTTCAAACTACAAAGCTAAGCGAGGGATATTCTTAACCACTCACCCTACTAATTGGGAGAACTTACTAGGGTTTGATGTTGTGTTTTGTGAAACCTCGATAATTTATGAGGAATGTAGAATGAGAGGCATAAATGCCATCAGGGCTTTTGGGACTGATGACAAGTTTTACACTCCGGGTAATAAAAAGGACATTGAATACTTCTATCCTGCAACTTTTTCACCCTGGAAGCGTCAAGATAAGATTGCACACCTTGGAAATAAATTGCTTTGTGTCGGTACAATCCAGCCTGACGGTCAATCGGAGTATGAGGCTTGCGTTAATAATGCGGTAATAACTGAGGTGGGTTATTTCCCACCAGAGAAGATCAGAGACTATTACCACCGTGCTAAAAGAGTCATTATTCCCGCAGTACACGGTTCTGAGAGAACTGTACTAGAGGCAATGAGTAGTAATATCTTGCCTGAGGTTACCAATCCACAAAATAGGCGCGCTTATTCTTACATAGCAGAGTTTAAGCGATCAGGAATGATTATGCCAAGGGCTTTTATACAAAAGTATTACTCAGCACAGAAGTATGCCGATGATATATTAAAAGGACTAGAGCGATGCAAGTAATAATGCCAGTTTACAATACCTGTAAAGAAATCCACGATCTAACGGAGATGGCGATTGAATCTCTCAAGCCAGATAGACTGATTTTAATTGACAACGGTTCAACCTTTGCTAGAGGGTATCTAGCTGACATAGCTGATGTTTATATTCGTAATAAGCAAAATATGGGCTATCCCTATGCAGTCAACCAGGGGCTAAAGGCAGTAGAAAGCGATCTAGTGTGTATTACCAACAATGACATTCGTGTACCAGACAATATCTATAGGGTGGCTTTAGAGATATTACAAGACAAGGAAATAGGATCAGTTCATTTTAAGATGATACCCTACGACCAAGAATTCACATTTGGGGATAAGGTGTGGAAAACAGGTAAAGAGAGATGGTGTACTTCATCATTTTTTATAATCAGGCGAGAAGCAATACCAGAGGGAGGATATGACGAGAACTATGGTATGGGGGGATATGATGATTGGGACTTTTGGAAAAGAGTTAGAGATAACGGTTGGGAAACTGCGTATACCAATAGATCGTCTTATCAACACTTTGGTTCGTGGACATTATCTAAAGTACCAGAGTCAGAGAAAGGTCAAGCAAACGGAGAGTATTTCAAGAAAAAACATGGTAAATACGCAGAGGATATTTGGAATAAGTTATATCCAGAACAAATGAAGCAAGACTACTGGGAGGGAATGGAATGATAAGTGTACTAACACCAACCACTAGAGGCAAAGAAGGGTTAAGATTAGTTGAGAAGGCATTAAGGAGACAAACATTCCAGGATTATGAGTGGGTAATTGTTGAACCCAAGGAGAAACCAGAGGGCTTGTACTGGACTTTATATCGAGACTACAACAGAGGGATTAAGAAGTGTAAGGGTGATTTAATAGTAAGCTGGCAAGACTGTACCTTTAGTGATCCTGATACACTAGAGAAGTTCTACTTTCATTACCAAAGCGAACCCAAGACGGTTGTTACTGCCATAGGAAACAAATATAAAGACGATACTTTTATGGCACAAACCTGGCAAGACCCTAGAGAAAGAAAAGATCAAGGATCGTTTTATTCTTGCTATCCCAATGATATTGAATTAAATCTAGCCTCGTTTCCCAAGAAGGCGTTTTATGATGTTGGGGGGTTTGACGAGGAGTTGGATAAATACTCTTCACTATGTGGGCTAGATGTTTTGACCAGACTTGCTATTATAGGGGGTTATGACTTTAAGATAGACCAAACTATTAGAAGTTACAGCACAGAACATGGGCGACTTGAAAATTGGGAAGAAAATTTGCCATTCGGCGAACCTTGGGAGAGTAAAATAAAAGAGTATAATAATAATCCAGTATTAAATTACTTATGAGTAAACAGCTAGAAGAAGTCCAAGAAAAAGAAGAAGTTAAGGAAGTAATACAAAATCCACAACCAGATGAATTAATGGGAGTGGCTGAGAATATCGAATATCATAGAGTAGCAGACTTTATGGGAGTTGATTATAATGAAAGACAAGATCCTAAGTTAGCAGAGGAAATAGACACAATTTACAGATGGGGACAAGATATGGGAGGCGAGGATAGGATCAAGGCTCTAATGGCGGTCAAGAACTTACAAAAAGCCCTAGGATTTACCGACAAGGGTAAAGAGGCTATTAAAAAATTATATAAATGGATACGCCTTGATACTAGACGAAAAAGTATCGAGACGGAAATGAAACTATATGAGTCATAAAGGCAACATTCAACCACAGCTAGACTTAGAGGAGCATACACACATTTCGGGTGTAGCTGGTAAGAAAGTTTTTATCATAGATAGTAAAGGTAATGTGTCAGACTTAGATCAGGACTTACTGCTTAATGTTCAAACTGATTCAGGAGATGCTAATGTTCAGTATATAGGTAAAGCAGATATAGGAAGTGCTACAAGCGAGGCAGTTTGGCAGATTAAAAAGGTTAACTCAACCACGGGATCGGTGATAACTTTTGCAGATGGAAACAATAATTATGACAATGTGTTCGATAATCGGGAATCTTTAAGCTATTCTTGACAACCTAGTAAATTATACTAGAATGTGGTTATTAAGGTCCTAGTTGGAAAAACAGAGACTCGTCATTAAAAAAGGCGGGTCTTTTTTATTATATGGCAATAGATCACTCTACAGAAACAAGAAGTAATGAACAGAAGGTGGTAATTCTCTCCGCCAGTAACTCTGACACCTCTATTTATCTTTCAGATCAGAATGTTTGTAAGTTTGGCACCAACCGTAGAGGAGAGATACTGGGAAAAATTGGTAATACTGAACAGTCATTTGAAAAGATTTACAACGATTATCTAGATACTTAATAATTATTATTATAAGGAGAAAGTATGGGTAAACTCTTAAACCTTGATGCCGAGACCGGTGCGGACATCATCGATGATGGTACAGAACCGACATTAAAAATTACCAATAGTAGTGGAGCTGCATTAGAAGTTAACACTTTAGTTGTTAGCTCGAGTGCTACTATCTCTGGAGTTAACTTGGCAGCGATCAGTTCGCTTGATCTTGACACGCCAATCCTTGCTGCTAATGCAACAATTACTGGTTTTGATATCAGGGGTGCTTCAGTTGCCTCCGGTGCTGTCATGAAGTTCTCAGGGACTGCTTTTGTGTCATGTTCCACCATTGACTTCACCACAGCTGCAATAGCTGGTTTAGGTGCAATTAGAGTAATTAGAAGCGATGGTACATTTGGCTGGATTCCAGTAATGCCAGATGCCGCAGTAACAGCAGCAGCAATATAATGACAATTGACGAAGTACAATCACAAATAGCGGCTGTACTAGATCAAGATGAGGATACATCTAGTGTTTCGACTGATGATTATTCTCTAAGACTAACTTATATCAATCGCAGGGAGAAAGCATGGTCTGAGGCGGGGAAGTGGGAGTCTTTAGTAAAAGAATACAATACTCTTACTTCAACTAACTCAGGCAATTGCTCAATCTCCCTGCCTTCTGATTTCAGAACAATCTCATCGTTTCCGGTAATAGCTTATGATGGGGTCAACTCGTCAGAGTTTACTCAGATTAGACCACAGGAAGAATCTGGGTTTGACTCCAAGTCTCAGAAGTATGTCAAGATTTTGGGTAATAAAAATGCTGGTTACACAATGGTGGTTAATTCCGCGAACAGCGATAGACAACTGTCCAGCGGAGCATCTATCAAGGTTCTATACTTCTCGACTCCAGCCTCCCACGCTTCACCAGCTGATGTTATTTATTGTCCTAATCCTGAATATATTGTCCAAGGTGTAGTCGCTGATATCTGGGAAGCACAGGAAGATGCTAGATTCCAAGGGGCTAAGTCTGAGGCTAATATCATCTTGTCGAATATGTTGGAGTTTGAGAATACGCCATCAGAGGCTGCATATAACAGACAAGTTAGACCAGTAGAACAAAAATATAACTACCGTTGGGGGAAATGAGATTATCAACAAAAGTACCGCCATACAGACCCGCGAGGGATGTTAGTATCTCTTGGGATAACTTTAGGAGAGGCTTAAACCTACTTCTAAAGGAAACCGAAGTTGAGGGCACTGAGTTAGTGCAGATGGATAATCTAATGTTAGTGGGTAAAGGTGTTCCAACTAAAAGATGGGGGACACTTAATTACTTTCTTTCGAGTGCGACTGGTTCTGTTAAAGGGATGGTGGGCTTGAAACAAAAGGACGGCACAAATCAGCTTTTGACAATCACAGATCAAGGGGTTTTAACGAGTAAATCTAACGCTTCTTATTCGATTATCTCGGGTGCATCGTGGGCTTCTGGATATGGTGCGGAGATGACTCAATTAGATGACAAGATTTATATTGTTAATGGTCAGAGAGAGGTTGTAAGATACTCAAATCCGACATTATCTTCGTTTCCAACAATCGCTACTCCAGCAGGACTATTCGCCACTGGGTTATCTGGAGTATCGGGAACTAACAGCGTATCTTACCGAGTTTCAGCAGTCACTGATGTTGGTGAGACACTAGCTTGTTCACCCTATGAGTTGGGGAATCAACCGATTGATCCATCAAAAGGAACAATTAAGGTGTCTTGGACTAATGTATCAACAGCCTCTGGGATATTAAGAGGATACAACATTTACGGAAGGCGACTAGGAAACGAGAGATTTCTAGCTTCAGTCGAGGGTACATCTAACAACTACATAGACGATGGTTCATCAATAGTCACAGAGTTTACTTTCCCACAAACTGCGGATACAACGGGCGGAGTTAACGCAAAATATATTAGGAGATTCGAGGATAGGTTAATTTATGGGGGGATTGTGAGTAATCCATCTATGATTGTGATATCGGGTAGAGCGCCCAACCAAGATAAGTTAGATTTATCTTATGGTGGGAACTACTTACTCATTGAGCCAGATGCAGGTGATGACATAACTGGACTTGAGATATTTGAAGACAGGATTATTGTGTTCAAGGAAAGATCAATCTGGCAAGTGACACTATCTTTTATACAAGTTGGTAATTTTACAGTTACCCAGCCCACACCTAAATTGATTACTAATTCCCACGGTTGTATCGCATCGCGAACAATTAAAGCAGTGGAGAACGATATATTTTTCTTAACTAGAAAGGGTGTTTATACGCTTGGCTATGAACCCAATATATTTAACATTTTGCGAACTAATGAGGTTAGCGCCAAGATTAGACCGTTTTTTGAAAACTTGACCATAGACGAGAAACAAACTGCGTGTGCCTTTTATAGCAATTCTAAATATGGCATAGCAATACCAGGGAAGAGCCAGACTATTGTTTATGACAGGGAAAGAATGGCGTGGGTTGGTCCTTGGAGTAATGATGCTAATTTATTTTACAATTATATTGACTCTGACGGAGAAGAACACTTACTTTTTGGCTCTGACACAAATGCTTATGTAGTCGAATACTCTGACTCTTATGGAGATGATAACGGGACAGCCATACAGACTACTTTGAGAACTAAAAAAGAAGACTATGGCGACTGGACACGTTTCAAAAATATAAAAGAAGTGTTTTTCTTATTCAGAAATGTGACTGGTGAGGTAGATTTGAGTTTAAGACTCCAAGAAAGGAGTGGCAATATAGTTACAGCCAAGTCAATAAGCATCAATCCTGTGTCGGGGGTTGCCGGTTGGGGCTCTTTCTTGTGGGGTGATGCAATGTGGGGCGATAGTCCAGAGTCAGGGGGAGCAGTAGATACCAACGAGATTTACAGACACACCAAATTGAATAAGATTTCAAGAAATATGCAGGTAATTATACAGACGACAACCAGAAACTCTGATTATGAGTTTTTATCATTAAAAAGTAGAGCAAGACCTTTGGGGATTGGATTTTTACCGTCCTCTGAAAAGGTTTAGGAAACTATTTAGAGTGGAAGTATCTTTTAACAATCATTGTAAAGGAAAATAAAGACCAGTAAAGAATAGCATAGAAAAAAATAGAATATAGACTACCTCCAGGATAAAAATTAGTATCAAGAGGATTAGTATAAAGCATAAAAGAATTATAGACAAAAAAAATAGAGGCTATTAGAAAATACCAAGAAAATTTTTTCATAATAATTATTATACAATAAAATGGCAAACTTTTTTGACTCACTAAGACAATTTACGGGCAACTTTGTAGATGCTGTAGGATCGGCGGTATCTCCTTGGGCAAAAGATACAGGAATATCTGAATGGATTGCGGGAGGTCCGACTACAAACTCCCAAGCTAATGCTAGTTATGAACAAACGAATCCTCCTGTTTTTTATTCTGGAGGTAATCAGAGTTATCCCCAGAGTTATCCCCAGAGTTATCCTCAACAGCAACCTTCCAGTAATACTGGTGGTGGTGGGGGGGATACTGGAGGGGTTGATAGATTTAATAAAGATGCTAACCCTGGAGAAGGTTGGGGTTGGTACGGGGATGACGGTGGTTGGCAACAAAATACTGGCGCTCCTATGGAGTCAGTGCCACAAGAACCGCAGATTGATTGGAACTCAATCTTTTCACCAGCCTTTGAAGCACTAACTCAGCAAGAGGGTGCAACTAGGGGTGCTTACGATGTAATGGGCAGAGAGGCACAACAAGGTACACAACAGCGAGTGGAGGGCTTACAGGGTGAACAAGCAAGTCGTATGCAACAATTTGGAGAGCAAAGAGGCGAAGCCGTGAGGCAAACTCAAGAAATGCAGGGTGAAGCCAAGCAACGAACTGAAGGTGTGGTTGAACAAGCTAGACGGCAAGCTTCCGAACTCTTGCAAGGTATTCAAGCTAGATACGGTGGGACTACCGGAACAGGCAAGTTTTCAAGTGAGATATTGGGTGCACAGACTACACAGAATATCGCACAAAATCAGGCTGCCTTGCAAAATTATATGGGTAAAACTCAGGCACAGCTTGACAATACTTTGGGCAAGATTACACAATCCGAGAATAATCTGAAAACTGAGGTTACTAGATTAGTTAACCAAGAACAGCAAAATCTCGAGACTAATAAATTAAAGATTAGATCACAACTAGATCAATCACTCGCAGATATCAGTAAAGAAAGAGGCAGGCTTGAGGGTGAAAAAGC